GGCGACTTGGCTGGTGGTCATATAGCCCGTCAGGTTCGTCCCGATGGCCGCGCCGCTGATGACGCCCGCCGAAAGCGCCGCGTTCGTGTTGGCGTAGGTCGTCCCGCCGCCACCTCCGCCGGTGATGGGGTTGCCGTTTATGTCCAGCACTTGAAAGACGTTGGTGATCTTGAAGCCGCCGGCGTTCAGGTCGCTTTGCAGCAGCCCGTTCTTGATGGGCACAGAAGCCGCGTTGACTGAAATGCCCAGCAGGGTCAGGATGAAACAGATTAGAAGTCGCATACGTAGCAAAGTTTGTAGCCGTCCACCGTCGGGGCCGCACTCAGTTGGAAGTCGAACCCGTCGTCCGTGGGGTCGCCCACCACGTTCGCAAAAATCACATCGCCGCCCGCGGGAGCCTGCACCGACACCCAGACCCGCACCGGCACGTCCGGCAGCGTCCGCGCCATCGTCCCCGTGTCAGATCCAATCGCCAGCGTCTCCGTGCCCGACACCCGGCTCGGGACATCCAAGGCGCGTGCGTTGGTGCTCATGCAATGGTCAACTCCCAGTTCAGCCGGTAATTGCCACTGTCCGTGGCGCCGGTCAGGTTGTAGTCGAACCCGGTGCTGGTCGCCCCGCCGTCCAGCGAGGCCACAAGGACCAGCCCGCCGGCCGGAGCCTGCACCGTCAAAATCACGGACAAGGGGGTGACTCCGCCCGTGTTGTAAGTGACCGACCCGCTGCTGGCACCGTTGGCAATGTTGGACGTGCCGCCCAGGGTGTTCGCCATCGAACCGCCCACAATCGTCCCGCCCATGAAATCCCGGTCGTCCTTGGCCGCGCCGCCGCCCAACTTGAACGTCTGGTAGGGCTTCGGCAATGCCGCCTGCAACGTCTGCAACCGGCGTTGCGCCCGGGCCAGCTTCGCGCCGGCATCCGCCTTCTTTTGACCCGCCGCCACGTCCGCCGCGCAGAACAGCACGATCAGGAGGTCGTCCAGGTCCGCCGTGTCCGAGTCGCCGGTCAACGTCGCCAGCTTCTTCATCCCCGCAAACCGGACGGTCGTGGCCGTCGCTGGCCGGGGCCACACTTCAAAAGTCGTATCGGTGGCGTATTGATACTTGAGAATCGGGTCCGCCACCTGGTCGTCGTCCGAGTTCCAAATGGTCATGTCCTGCGCCGTGATGCCGTATTTCAACGGCACCCACGTATCCGAGTCCAACGAGGACACCTGCATCGGCCGGTTCGTGTCCAGCGTCGTGGGGATGGTGCCCGTGCGATCTGCAACCGCCAGAGCAACATCCCCCGTTCGCTTCAAATAAGGCCAGTCATACTCGCCCGCCAGCCATGTCTGGGTGTGGGCGAGCAACTGCTTGAGGCGCGCGTCATCCGCCGTGCCGACGGTGAGTGAATAGCCGAGTTCGGCCTTCAACATCGTCAGCAGCGTGGACAGTGTGGTGCCGCGTGCCATAAATTACGGGAGCGTTTTCTTCGACTTCTTCACCGGGCGCGGCTCCACATCGGGGGCCGGTTCCGGCTTCGGGGCCACTTCGGGGTCCGCCTCCATCGCCTGCGCGCCATCGCTGGCGTCCGGCGCATCCGGCGGGGTCGGCTTCGACACCTCGGCCGTCTCGCCAAAGGAAATGCCGATCTCCGCGAAAGTCATGGGCAGTTTCGGGTTGAGCTTGTCCCACAGGGGGGAAACCACCTTATACCCATACTTCTGAGACAGTCGGGCCAGTTCATCGCGACTGGACCGCGCCACGTCTTTCGTCTGCCGGGGGTTGTTCACCACTTCACCCTGCGCGCCAGTGGCGTGGATCACTTGCAGGACTTGCACCTCGGCGGGGGTGACGAACTCCACTGGAATTGCGTGGACCATGCTGGTGCGAACTAAACAGGTTGCTGTTTGCATCTTGGTTATTGGTTTTCTCTGAGGTTTTTTAAGTGGTCCCCCGGCGACGGAAACCTAGAAACGCCGCCGGGGGACAGTCGCGCGACAAACTTACGGGGCGTAACCGCACGCCTTGGCGGTCAGCGTGGTAACACCCGACGTGGATTTGTTGTCCGTCGCCACAGTGACAAGGCGAATGGACTTGGCTCCGGTCGTAAAGGCCGCAGGCAGCAGGAACGAGTCCGTCACCCGCGTGGTCCCGGTGGCCTTCAACGCCGCAGTATATGTGTTGGTGGTGCTGCTCACTGTTGACACAAGGCTGCCGTCGGGGACTGCCTGCAAGGTCAACGTGAACGTATTGGTTGCGTTGGCGTTCGTGCCGACCAACGAAACCAGCAGCCTCGGCGCGGCCGTGCTGCCGTCGCTGTTCACCCACAACACGGCGTCGTTATACACGGTGGACGGCAGGTTCGTGGTGATGTTGTCCGCCACGGAAACCGTCGCCACCGACGCTTTCACGAGGTTCTGCGCCTTGAACTCGGCGCCGTTGACGCCCGCCACGACAAGCGTGAGGGCGATGAGAGTTGCAATGATGTGCTTCATAATCTGGATGGTCCTTTTTGGTTGCGACAAGGAGGGTGGCAAAATTCCACCCTCCAAGTCAAGTGAATCAGGCAGCTTCATACACACCGTGGCAATTCCGCTGCCAGCAGTGGGGCGTTCCGGCCCAGGTCATCGCCGAGAGGAACACGTATTGGTTATACGGGCGTTCCGGGGTGCGGCGCACGCGGTCGCGGCCTTCGAGGACCGTCAGACCTAACTTCGACGTATCAATGAAATACGCGAAGTTGCTGCGGCTCAGGTCGTCCAGCGTCGGGTCATACTGCACGGTGCCGACACCGCGCATGGAGATGCCGCCCATGCTGACATCGGTATCCTTGGCGAAACCGGATTGCGTGTAGATGCCCTTCTCGGCGATCTCACTCTCCAGCTTGTCAATGAACCCGCTGCCCGCGATGATGAGGTCGGGGCGGCCGCCGTAACGCCGGAGCTGGCGAACCTCCGAGCGGAGGGTCTTACTCAACGTCTGCGCCACAGGCGATGCCGCGATCTTGTTCGTGCCCACCAACGCGCGGTTGCGCCATTGGGTGTAAGTGCCCTGCGCGATGCCGCCGACATCCGCCACCGTGGTCGGGTCATCGAGGATCATGCCGGTCAGGCCGACGAACGCCTGCGCGTCCTGCGTGCCATCGCGGTGGAGGGCCATGTCGAAGTTGCGCGCCCAGCCTTCCGCCATGCCGTTCAGCTTGGTGTCAAGCAGGTTGTTGATGGCAGTCTTTTCGCGACCCGAAATCTTCGTCGGCTTCTTGCCGTCGGTGATCGAAATGCCGTCCCGGGTCAGTTCCGTCTCGGTGATCGCCATGCCGGCATGAACTTCGCGCCAACCCCACTTCGCCTGGAGCACATTGTTGTCGTGCGGGAACGCCACCTCGTCGTCCGTGGTGTAGAAGTCGAACCCGTCAGTCTCGTGGCCGACATCCGCGAACGTCACCGGCTTCTGCACGAACTCGTAGCCGGACGGAATGGTTGACTGCTTCGCAATCAACGCCTTCATCAGCGGCTTGTCCTGGATGTATTGGGCGAGGGCATCGCCCCCCAGGTAGAAGTCAATCGCCTCAACCGCAGTCGCGGCAAAGGTTGTAATGGTTACTGGCATACTGTGTGTCTTTCTCTTTTTGCGAGCAACCGCACGGTGCTACTCTGCACCTAGTCCGGGAAATGCTTGTCTATGATGTCCCGGAGGCTGCGCGGCTTCGCGCTCGCTTTCGTGGAAGAACCAGAACTGGTTGCCACCTTCCGGGGCTGCACCGGAGTCATCCGCTGCTTCACCCATCCGGTGATGTCATCCAAAGCCGACTGTGCCATCTGCACCGCCTCGTCCGGCGACTTCGGGAACGTCCGCATTGCGGCCTCCGATAACTTCGCCCGGACCAACCCCTGATAGCTGTCATAATCCGGCAGTCTCGACCTCACGCTCGCTTCCCACTGGTCCAGTGCTGTGACCATTGCCTGTTGCGACTCCGCCGCCTTCTCCCTGGCTTGCGCCTCCTGGGCGGCCTTGTTGCGTTGAGCGGCCACGCGGGCCTGCTCCAGTTCGAGTGCGGTCGGTTCGTCCACCAGCCCGTCATCCAGCTTTTGCCGGATGTCGGGCGATTTCACCACCAACCCCGCGCGCTCCCGGGCGTCGTTCAGCAGCATCTCCAGCATCGGCACCGCCTCCGCCGGATTCTCCGCGTGATTGCGGATCAACAGGCGCATGTTGCGCCAGCCATCCTCGTCGCCCGCGTAGCGTTTCAGTTCGTCCACGATGCCCCTGTTTTCCTTGGCCTCGTTGGCGAGTTCCTGAAAGCGTTTCCGCGCCTTCGCACTCAAAGATCGTTCGTCGAACTTCTCGGCCTCGTCCTTCTCCGCTTTGGCGGGTTCTTCCTTCTTCGCCTCGGGTTCATTGGGTTCGGCCACTTCTGCCGGTTCGGCTTGTTCCTCGGGGGGCGATTCCTTGGCCTCCTCCTCCTCGGGTTCATCCTCCGCCGGCCCGAGAGCCTTTGAGATGATGTCCGACAAGGACTTGGGTTTTACGCCCTGCGCGGGTGACGATTCCCCGCTTACGTCTGAGGTGGACGATTCCTCGGTTACATCCGGCTCCGGGACTGCGCTGGGAGCGGTAGCGGCTGCGGACGGCGAATCCGCTGCGGTGTTTAGCGCCGTGTTGTCGTCTGTCATAGTAGTTTAGGTTTCGGTTGTCAAGACAGAAATTTCAGACCATTCTGTCATTTCTGTCAAAGTGAAATCAGGGAGCAAAAAATTTTCACGACACCTCCTCCGCCCGCTTCTGCTGGATCAGGTCCAGGCAGTTCACGTATCCGGCAACGTCCAGCGCATTGTCCCGCTTCGGGGTGTTCACCTCGCGCGCCAGCTTCACCCCGATCATGCACCACACCACCTGCTCGGCGGTGATGGGCGCGGTCAGTTGCCGTCCCAGCACCACGTTCCACACCGCCGCAATGCGTTCATGGTTCACCAGTGGGTGCCCGTAATCCCGCTGCCGGCACTCGCCGGACACTTCCAGGGCTTCTTGAAGGATGGGTTTCATCATTGGACCGCCCCGATGTGGACGTGCATCTTGTCCCCCTCTGCCCCAACTTCCCGCGTCGGGGTCAGGGTAAATTCAATGTGTCCAAGGTTGGCCGGAGGCAGCGCCGCATCGCACACGTAACTCGGCTGGTTCTCCACGTAGGCGCGCAGGAAACTTCCCGTGCGGCCAATCCACGTCGCCTTGGTTTTCACCAGCAACGTGCCATTCGTGTCCACCAGCCGCAGCCGTTCCCCGGTGGGGATGCACCCGCGCGCATGATTGTCGCCCATCAGGAAAATGTCGGCATCGCACACTTGTTGCAGCTTTTCCACTGCGTTCAGGCGTCCGCCTGCGGTTGTGCCGCCTCCTTTCCCATGATGGGCGAAGATGTCTATGCTGGTCCGCGATGTGGTCCCCTGACGTTGAAACGACAGCCGGACGGCGCAACACGCGCCCAGATAGTCCGCGCCCAGCAGTTCCGCAAGGTGCTGGTCCCCGGTGATGCCGCCCTTGAACACTGGGAAGTGGTTTCCCCCCATCAACCCAATCAATCGGCCGCGCATGAACTCCAAATCCTTCGCCAGCCGCGCCACCCGCTTGCGCGCCGCTTCTTCCTCCCGCGCCAGGCTGCTTTCGTGCATCCCGCCGGAGTAAATCACCATACGCTCGCTGGTGGAGTAGCCGTCCAGGTAGTCCCCCATCCCAAGGAACAGCACGTCCCCCTTGGCCGCCAGCGACTTGCCCCGCTTCAGAAACTTCACCCACGCCTCCTCCGAGAATCCCGGACTGTCGTGGTGAATGTCCCCGAAGGGAACGAGCGTCAGCGTCCTGCCACTTTTCCAGCCTTTCAACAGGACGTGCTTGGTTTTGAACACGCCATCGGTTCGCATAGGTTTTTCAGGTTTCGGTTTCGGGTCAAGTCATGGTTTCTGCACGATTGCCAGGTAGTTGCTGTTCATGGCAACTGCGTTCCCATTGGTGATGTTGGCTACCTGAAAGTAGATGTAATCTCCCACATAGATGGAGTGGTTTGCCCGGGTGAGCGTGCCGGACGCAACCACCAACTGCACGTTGGTCAGCGCATCCCACTTGGTCCGGTCGTAACTGGCGTTGAAATAATATGTGTTGGTGGCTGGGGTGATGTTGTGCGCCCCGACCACCACGCCAACCGTCGTTCCTTTGATGACCGGGGTGATGTTGGTCACGATGCCGGCCAGATTGGTCAAGGATGTCAGGAACGACGCGGTGCCGCTGATCCGGTTCAACACAACATTGGTGGCACCGCCCTGGTAAATGATGCTGTTGGTCTGCTGCCCATTCATCAGCACGGTGATGGTCTGCGCCCGCGCCGCAGTGAGCGCCAGCGCGAGGATGGAAAGAAATACAAGTAGCTTTTTCATACGGTGAATTAACGGGCAGTGGGTTGCGCGGCGGCTGCCGCAGTTTTGGTCTGGAACGCCGACGGCATACCTTGTGTCGTCGGAGATTGTTTCGCCTCCACCTGTCCTGGTGAATTGGCGTTGGGCGGCGCCATCCCGGGCTTCGTCTCCTGCGCCCCGGGCTTGCCCTCGTCCTGCGCCATCGCCGCACCGGCCTGCTCCGGCCCGGGTCCGGCGTTCTGCGCCTGCACGCTCGGCAACTGCGGGTTGAACACGTCCTCCAGCTCCAGCCGGTCGTCCAATCGCTTGATGCCTTCGCGCGCCAAAAATTCCGCCGAAATGCCGGGGATTTGCATGAGCAACGGCGCCAGCATTTGAAAGTTGGAAACCTCCAAAGCCTTGTTCGGCCTGCCGCTCCCGCTCGCCTCGGACTCCAGCCACAACTCGGAGTTGTTCGCCTCCGTCGGACTGCCCGGCCACGCCGCGCCCGGCCCCACAATCCGCTTCACCATCTCCGCCGGCATCTCCTGCATCAGCATCTCGCCGCCCGCACGGGCCAGATCGGTAAGCAGTTCGTCCAGGTCGTCCACATCGGAACTGCCGGACTGGATGCGGCTGCCTTCCGCCACGCTTGTCTCCGTCGCCGTCGCCCCGCTGGTCGGACCCAGGTTCGCCTGCTGCGCGCCCACCACCGTCAAAATGTCCTCCGTCAAATGCTGCGTCTGATACACCGCCGGGTCCAACTGGTGCTTCTCCACCTGCTGTAAAATCTCCCCGACCTTCATCCCCGGCGTCAGCCCCTCCAGCCGCACGCAATACCCGCTCGGATGCCCGCTCGCCAGCACCTTCGCATCGTTCTCCGTCAACTGGTGCCCTGCCGCATACAGCGGCCGGTTCTGGATGCGATGGTCGCGCAACGCCTCGCGGCTGCGGTTCAACTCCATCTGCATGTGCCACATCAGCCGCACGTCCGACGGCGCAAAAATCGTCACGTCCTCCTCGGGCAGATTCTCCTCCACCTCAATGTCGTTGAACGTCAGCGCGAAGATCGGCCAGAACCGCGTCAGCTTCGGCGTCGGCATCTCCGGCTCATCCAGAAACGCCTCATACCCGTCGCACACGACATATTTCATCTGAGTCTGGATGTCGTAAATCTCCCAGACGCACACGCACGCCTTGTCCGGCCAGCCGGCTTCCTCGCCGCCCCACTTGGCCTGGTTCTCCGCCTCGCTCCCGCTGCGGTTGTAAGCCGTGCAACGGCACTTCACATCCACCCCATACCGCCGCTCCACCTCCTCCGGCGTCAAAATGAACTCCTGCGCCACCCTCGTAGCCCCCACAAAACCCCGCAAATTTGTGCAGGCCGGGTCCACCAAAATGGCCGTGGCCTTCGGAAAATCAAACACCAACCCCTCGTCCACCAGCTTCGCCGCGCCCGAGGCCGCCTGCTGTTGCAACCCCCGACCCATCAGCTCCACCTCCTGCCGCAGTTTGTCCTCGCACTCGCTCTCCCCTCCCGCAATCTCGTTCAACTTCTGCCCCAGCGTCCGCACCAGCTCCGCCGCGTTCGCCTGCGTGCCGCTCGTGTTGGCCGCCTCCTCCGGGCGCCGATACCCAAGCTTCACCCAACCCACCCGCGCCGTCAACGCCCGCTTCACCAACGACTTCATGCTGGCTTTGAACGACGGCACCTGCTGGTCGCACTGATGGTCATACACCAGCTCCAGCGTCCGGCCCCAACGCTTCAACATCTCCTTCCGCGTCATCCCGTTCTGGTAGTCCGCCAGAATCGCCTCCGCCTGCAACAACGCCTGCTGCGCCGCCGGATCACCCATCATCGCCCGCGCCTGCACCATCGGGTCCGACTTCGCCATGTTTGCCATCGCCAAGCTCTCCTGCGTCTGGTCCCACAACACAAACGCCAGTTGCGGCCGCGTCCGGCTCACCGTCTTGGGATTCTTGGCGTAGATGTTCGCCACCTTCTGACTCACCAGCCGCCGCGTCACGTTCGCCGTGTATTGGTCCTCGCACGAATCCCACTGCACGCCCGCGTTGAACTTCACCTCGCGCCGGATTTTATCGTGGACCGGCTGCCAAAATTCCTTCGTTTCCCGGCACCACGTCGCCAGGTCGCTCACCAGCGCCCTCTCCTCCTCGTCCGTCGGCAACTCCTCAGGGTCCAAGGCCACCGGCCCGGCCTGCTCGTCGGCTTCACCCATCGGGAACAGCGGTTCCGCCGGATCGCCCGGCATCGCACCAGTAGTTGTCTCGGAAATCATAAAATATTCACCAGCCATCCGTGGCCTTCTTCAACCACTTGTTCCACGCTTCGCGCTCGCCAATCTCGTTCAACCACTTCCCGGTGAACGGCCGCGCCCGCGTTTCCTTGCGCGGCCCGGCACCCGCGCTGCCCGGAACCAACTGCTCCAGCCCGCGCCCCGCCCAGCTCAACGCATCCACAAAATCATCGTGCGCCCCCGTCGGAAACGTCAGCATCTCATGCTCCGCATCCCCCCACCACGGCGCAAACTTCGGGAACTTCACCAGCCCCATGCTCATCCGCCCACTGATCGCCTGCGCCCGCTGCTGCTTGTCCTTCGCCGGCACCACTTCCTCCACACTCGTAAAAATCCCCCGCTCCGTCATCCGCTTCCTCAGAAATGGCCCGATTGATTGTGATATGTGCCCCTTTTCCGCCCACCATGTCAAGGGCTTTCTTTTCTGAATCAGGTTGATGGTTTTTTCCACCACCTCCTCCGTGTCCATCCGCCCCCACAAAATGTCCGGCAACACCCAGATGTAGTTGTCCCGGCACACGCCCACCGGCAACACGCACGTCTTGTCCGCCTGCTGCTTCAAACTCACCGCATGATCGCTCGCCAGATAAAACCGCATCGTCGGCAGCGCATCCTCCAACTCCTTCGGCGTGTAGCCCACCAGCCAGTCGCGCTTGAAAAATCCGCCCGCCTCCGACGTGGGGCGCTGCTGATACTGCGCGTTCCAGCTTCTCGGGTTGCGCTTGAAACTCTCCACCATCTCCCAGGTGTAATACTCCGGCCACAACAGTTCGCCCTCTTTCCGGTTGAGCAACGGATCGTCCGCCTCCGCCAGCAGGGGCATCCTCAACACCGTCCACTTCGCCGCCTCCTTCGCGTCGTAGTGCTCGTTCCTCGGATCGAACAGCCTTCCAGCAACATCGTCCTCATGCCACCGATTGTTCACCAGCACCATCTTCGCCCCTGGCTTCAAGCACGGGATTAAGTCGAACATTAGCCACTCCCATACCTTGTCCCGCACAAGCTTCGAGTCGGCATCCTCCACGCCGGCAATCAAGTCGTCCAGCAGGGCAAGGTCGCCGCGGCTGCCCACCACGCTGCCACCAACACCAATGCCGAAAAATTCCCCGCCCTGCACCGTGGACCACCTTGACGCA